GAAGAAATTAGCCGCTAACACTACTGCGGCCTATAACGTAGCCGTAGGAGACAGGGCATTACTAACAAATACTGGTTCAGCAAATAACGTAGCCGTAGGTGCTAATGCTCTTTATACCTTTAATGTTGCAAGTGGCGATGGCTACAATGTAGCAGTGGGTAAAAACGCAGGTTTTGCAGTCACCACGGGCATTCAGAACACTCTCATCGGTGGTGAATGTGGTGACGCTCTTACAGATGCTGACTATAATGTTGCCGTGGGCTATAGAGCTTTAGGCGCTGACACTAAAGGAAATCGGTCAGTAGCTGTAGGCAGATCTGCACTAGCAAATCAGAATCAAACTACGAGCACAAATACAAATAATGTAGCAGTAGGTTATGCCGCAGGAGCAAATGTCACCACAGGCATTGAAAACACCTTGATTGGTGGTGAAGCGGGTGATGCGATTACAACTGGATCATCTAACGTGGCGGTAGGACAAGGCTCATTAGACGCTAACACAACCGCTAATAACAACACCGCAGTTGGACATGACTCTATGAAGTCTAATACAACTGGTACTGAAAACGTAGCAGTTGGTAAAGGTGCTTTGAATGCTAACACCACCGCATCTAGCAACACAGCAGTTGGTAGGAGTGCTTTACTGGCAAACACCACAGGCATTCAAAACACTGCGGTAGGCTTTAATGCAGGTGATGCAAGTACTACAACTAATAACAACACATCACTAGGTTATTTCGCTTTAAGTGCGGCTTGTGGAAATCAAAACACTGCTTTAGGTTCTCAATCTCTTTCTAACACCAGCGCAGCTAACAACACAGCAGTTGGTTATGCGGCAGGTTTTACACTTACTACTGGCGCTGAAAACACCATTGTTGGGGCAGGCGCGGGAGGAATTACTACAGGAAGTCAAAATGTCGCAATTGGGTATCTACCGATGGGAGGAGCGACTACTACTGGTAGTACTAATACTACCATGGGTTTTGCGGGACTTTATGAAATTACCAGTGGCGGCAACAATACGGCTATCGGCTACAACGCGGGTAGATCCACTAGCCCCAGTGGGAGCATTACCACTGGAAGTAATACCATTGTTTTAGGCAACAACAATATTTCTGCCGCTTATATAAAAGTAGCTTGGACGGTGACTTCCGATGCTCGTGATAAAACTGATTTTACTCCGCTTGATTTAGGTTTAGATTTTGTTAAAGAGTTGAAGCCTATAACGTACAAGTGGGATATGCGTAGTAATTATGGGGATAGCTCCGCTGAAGATTATGATTTAGATGCACAAACTCCAGACGGCACTCACAAAGAAGATTGGTTGGACGTAGGTTTTAAAGCTCAAGAAGTAGAAGCCCTTGAAATTGCCGCAGGTTACACAAGAGAAAACAAGACTAATCTAGTATCTTCCCTGACAGGAGACGGAAAGCAGATGGGATTAAAGTACGAGAAGTTTGTGCCAATCCTTGTCAAAGCTATCCAAGAGCAACAAACCTTAATTGAATCACTAACAGACCGCATAGCGGCACTAGAAGGATAAAACAATGACTAGAGAAGCAGATCAAATCGCACAGGACTACTCAGCAATGGGTGACAGTGTAGACCTAATCACCGCAGTTATTGCGGGCGACCAAATGGCTGATGAGTCAGCAGAAGATCGCCAAGACTGTGTAGACCGTAACACCCAGCACCTAGAGCTTATGGTAGCTAAAGATGATTGGGGTAGTGAATCTATGACCGCAATTAACGCAGCTATTACAGCAGGTAATGGATATACAGCGTCATGAGCGAACAAACAGTAACAATCAACGAAGAAGAGCATAACGTATCAGAGCTTGCTGTAGAGACTCAGGCGCACATTGCTCGTGTAAACGAGTTACGTCAAGAAATAAGCCGATTGCAGATGCAGATTAGTGAGCGCGAAGTTGTGCTACAAGCCTATACCACTGCTATTGTTGAAGCTGTAAAGCCTGTCGAAGAAGCTGAAGGCGAGGTTGTAAACTAATGGATCTAATAGAAGTTGTAACGACCCTAACTACGTTGTCGGTAATAGCCAGTGCCATTTGTGCTGCCACACCTACACCCAAAGATGATGCCTTCTTTGCCAAATGGATATATCCCGTAGTTGAAGCACTAGCTTTGAATATCGGTAAGGCCAAGGAATAATGGCGGCAACGCGCCCTACGGTAAAGGATGCTCTCGCTGAGATTGGCGCACACGAAAGAGAATGCGCGATCAGATATGAAAACATTGAAAAGCGTTTGGAGTCTGGGTCTAAGAGGTTCGACAGGATCGAACACCTAATCTACGGTATTTACATTCTTGTTCTAGGGTCGGTTTTAGTGCCGATATTGCTATCTATGAGGTAGGAAATGATTGCAGAAATCTCCGCGATAGTAGCTGGAGTCAACATGGCTTCAAACGCGATCAAACAAGCAGCAGGCACAGCGGACGATTTAAGCACCATAGGAACCTTTCTCGGTAAGCTCGGTGGCGCAGAAGTGGAATTAGCCAGAGCACAGAACGCTGGCGGTTTGTCAGAAGCTGACGCTGTTAAAGCTGCGCTGGCGCGTAAGCAGATTGCAGATACAATGCAGGAGGTGAAAGATTTATTCACCATAAGTGGCAATGGCCATCTGTATCAGCAGTGTATGCAGGAGATGGCTAATGCTAGAAAGGCAAAGCAAGAAGAGTTAGCTAGGGCTGCGGCAAAGAATAAAAAGTTCTGGAAAGATATGCGTCAGATTGGGATGCTTATCTTGCTGGTTCTTGTCTTAGTACCCGCTGCTGTAGGCGCATTATTGGCTTATTTGACCCGATGATAATGGCGTTTTTGCTTATTGTTATTATAGATGGTGAGCCTTTATCAGAAGAGTTTTACTTTCGGGATGTTACGCGCTGCAATCAGTTTGCTTATTACGTTGAGTCAGGCGCAGTTAAAATAGGTAAACAAGAACGTAACCAAAACAATATAAGTGCTTACTGCATACCTAAGAAGATAGGCCGTAACACGAAGACTTGGGATTAAACTATGAGCATCGTCGCATCATTGGTAGGGCCGGTTACAGGGCTACTGGATAAGTTCATTGAGGACAAGGATCAGAAAAACGCCTTGGCCCATGAAATTGCTACGATGTCAGAACGACATGCTCAAGAGCTTATGAAGGGCCAGCTAGACGTAAACAAGACCGAAGCTGCACATAAGTCGTTATTTGTTGCTGGCTGGCGACCGAGTATCGGGTGGGTGTGTTCGCTGGGCTTACTCTACAATACGATTATTGCCAACATTCTAGGCATCTGGGTAGACCTACCCGAAATAGATACAACCCTGCTCGTTCCGGTTATGATGGGGATGCTCGGATTGGGCGCTATGCGTTCATACGAGAAGGTCAACTCTGTAGCTAGGGAGAAGTAATGAGTAATCTAGTTAAGATGCTTAAACGCCATGAAGGTGTGCGGTCTAAATCTTATATATGCTCGGCTGGGTATGAAACAATTGCAGTAGGCAGAAACATTAGTGAGTCTGGTCTTGGCCTGTCTGATGATGAGATTGATTACTTACTAGCAAACGACATTAAGCGGGTACGAGAAGAGCTTACGGATTGTTACTTTTGGTTTCCTGCAATGAACGAAGCGCGTCAAGATGCATTAGTCGATATTTCATTTAACTTAGGGCAAACACGGCTTCGTGGTTTTGTTAAGGCGCTTGAAGCCATGTCCCGCGAACAGTTTGATATTGCTGCCGATGAATTCATGGACAGCAAGTGGAGTCAGCAAGTAGGTAATCGTGCTACTGAGGTGACTGAAATGATCCGCACAGGTGAGTACCAGTAATGCCTCTACAGAAATACCTATTTAATCCAGGGATCAACAAAGAAGGCACAGACTACACTGCAGAAGGTGGTTGGTTTGATGGCAACTTAGTGCGTTTTCGCAAAGGTTTTCCTGAAAAGATAGGTGGTTGGGTTAAATATCTTACAAACCCCTTCAACGGGTCTGGAAGAAAGTTGCTATCTTGGACCACGCTAGATAATGAAAGACTACTTGGTGTAGGGACCAGAACAAAACTATACGTTCAATCCAGCGCGTCTTATGACGATATAACACCCATACGAAAAGTATCAACCAACTCAATTACCTTTGCTGCAACAAACGGTTCTTCAGCTTTAACGGTTACAGATTCTACTAATGGTGCGGCGAAAGGAGACTTCGTTACCATATCGGGCGCAGTATCTCTGGGCGGT